ACAATCCTTGCAAACACAACTACCCTAACAGGTAATGTGGTCTCCGGCAATATACTCACCGGCGGACTTATATCTGCCACTGGCAACATCACTGGTGGCAACATTATTGGTAATATAGTAAGCACTAATACTATCAGCACCACAGGCAACATCACTTGCGGTAATATCATCAATGCCAACGGCAATGGTGTGGGCAATATTGGATCAGCTACCACATACTTCAACACTGTGTTTGCTCAAGCTACTTCAGCACAATACGCCGACTTGGCAGAAAACTACACAGCTGATGCCAAGTATGAACCCGGCACTGTGGTTGTGTTTGGTGGTGAACAGGAACTAACTGTGACCAATATTCGTGCAGATGCTAGAGTAGCAGGGGCGGTATCGACCAATCCAGCCTACTTGATGAACACACAAATCAGTGGCACCCCAGTGGCCTTGCGAGGACGTGTTCCGGTCAACGTCGTTGGTCCGGTTGCCAAAGGTGATAGTTTGATAACTTCTTCTGAACCTGGTTATGCTGAGAGTGTGGGTCAAAATGTCAGCTACGGTCAGGCAGTGTTTGCCAAAGCAATAGAAACAGATCAGACTCCAGGCAAAAAGACCATTACTGCTGTGATACTTTGATATTTGAAAATCTAAACCTGTTGTTCTATGGTTTGGATCTTGTTTCGAACTGCATCAAAATTCACAGTTGACCAAAGACCTGGGTGCATGGGCCGAGGCCATGTTCCTGAATCAATCCAGGCATATCCAAGATGTTCATGATTTAACTTGGGTACAAACTCCTGTTCAACACTGCAATAAAATGTATGATAGGCAAATGCGCCATCCACTGTGGTGAACTTTTCAATAGGAACCAGGCGCATAAACTCTGGAACAAATCCTAATTCTTCTTTGCATTCACGATTGATAGCTTCGATCAAGGTCTCGCCTGGATCAATTTTGCCACCAGGCAAACCCCAAGCACCTGGATGTTTTGGGTCATCTCTCATGAGATAGAGATAGCGTCCAGTGTTGACAGCATAGAACCATACACCTACAGCGTTTACAGAACTAGTCTCCATTGTCCTCCAGGGTAAAGTCCTTGATAAGATTTGATCCAGGTCGTGCCAGTCCATTTGTACTGAATGCCTGTGGTTATATTTGTTACGTATTGCAAGTTGTCAGGGCTTGAAGAAGAATCAAAAGCAACTACCCATTGGTATCCATCAAACTCAACAATGTCATTGGCATTGGCCACCAACGGTTGGCCGTTTTCGCCTTGCCATGCTACTGGACTGGCACCATCCCACGATCCAGTGGCCTCAGTCAACAGATATCTTTGACCCAACAGGGCAGAATCTAATCCGTCTCCTGGTCCGCTACGCAATGGATTTATCACAGCGTCGACTGCTGGCAAAGTATTTTGTGGTAAACTATCTGCGTCAACGTCAAACAATAGGAATCGATCATCGGTGGGATCATAGGCTATGGTTCCAATAACCTCAGTGCCATCTTCCTGCTCCAAGGCCATTAAACTTATGCCCGGTCTTAGTACACCATAAACGCCAACCACGCTGTGCCACAGCAGGTTGCTGGGCGGACTCACTGGCGGCGCTAGGTCAGGATCAGGATCTTGGCTGGTGCTGTAAGGACCTGCTTCGGGCGGAGGAAGAACCGGAGTGTTAAGATCATCAATTTGTTCTTGTACGTAGGTTTTAACAGCTTCAAGTTGGGCCAAAGCATCATTGAGTTGATCTTGTACCACGCTAGGAAGACCCGGATCTCGATTTAAAATAGCTTCGAGTTCTTGTTGTGCTGTGGCAATCTTGGCAAGTTCCTCTTCGGCCAAGGTCAGTTCTGGACTAGTGGTTATTCCCGATGGGGTCTGCGTGTTTAACGGCAACACTGGATTCAAACTACCATTTTCTACCACTTGATTTTGTCGTAGTGCCTGTATGCGGTTGCCAATCAACAAGGCCTGATAACCATAAGGAGTAAACACCTGTCTTGTGCCCAACAGTAAATCGTTGTTTAATATGGCATCCGCAGCATCCCCCTTGGCATCAAATATCCGTGCCACGATGCGCTCGACCACGCCCAGTTTCTTGACCTTGGCCGGACTTGAGATCCAGATTGGCATGCTAAAAGTCAATGTGGAGATGTCTATGGGATTGTCGGGACCCATGGGTATGGTCCTACTAGTCCAGTTTGAACTTTCAAGATTGCAAACACTAAGACTGGTCCAGTCAAGATAGTTGTCAGTGCTTTGAATTTCCAAGGCTGGATTGAATAGCACCAGCACCTGCTCTAGTATTTGCATCTTTTGATTGGTATTTGACGTCCATATGTCAAGGTTTACCGTGAGTTTGTAAGGCACCGGCATGAGTCGGTCGATGGTAAATGCATTGCCTTGCGTGGTTTCATAACTGTCAGTGTTTCGATCATAGGTGCGTTGCCGCACAGATATTGTGCTGACATAATTGGGTTCTTGTATCCTGGGACGATCATACTCCAGTTTAGTAATATAAAAAGTCATCAACGGTGTGGCGTTAAGCGTATTGGCACTGTTGTCTTGTAACACTGTCTGTGCTTGCCGACTGCTGTCACCATAGCGAACTGGCACACGAACTAGAGTATGGTTGGTGCCTTCCTCGTCTCGACCATATTCAACTTGGAAGCCACTGAAGATCCTGGCAAACTGCAAAAGGAATCTCCTGATCTGTTCATCATAAAAAAATTGAGGACCACTAAACGTTGGCATTTACACTATTCCTTGTTTTCTTCTTGTAGCCCAGGTTATCTTGTTGGATATACTTGACTTGATTTTGGATTCCTCTTTATGGTGCTTGCCTTTCATGGCACCACCATCACGACGTTTCCACCCACCAATGGTTTGTGTTGCATGTCTTAGTTTATGAACGGCACGCATCTTCTCAATGCTTTCAACACTGTGTTGTTTGTTGTTGCCGGTCTCTCTGTTGTTGTATAGCAATATGCCTTGCTCTTTCAATTTATTTGCCCATGCAGTTTCTAAATTGTTGAGATGTTCTATAGAGATGGCTGTATCTACAATTTCCCACAAAAAATTTTCTACTCCGTGCTTTCTCATACTGTCATACAGATGACTCTTTTTGCCTTTACGCATCATGTCACAGTGAGCGTACCAACGCATTTTTGGATTTGACTGAATAGTCTGCCCTATATACATTTTGCCGTTGACGAGATTTTTGATTGTGTAGATATACATTCTATCGTCCTGGGGGTCTTGGGTTAGGTGGAGTAATGTTGCCACCCTGGTCGCCGTTGTCGGCCAGGGGTTTGAGCAACTCACTGAGACTCTGGCGACTGGGTATGTTGCCCAGATCAGTGGTGGCCACGGTGTAAGGATTGTTGACAAAGCCAGCACGCTGAGTTTTGGCACCTTGTGCTAGATCAAGATCGGTCCTGACATCCTCTTCAATCTTGACCCAACGAACTCCGTCGTAACGGAACAAGCGATTGGGGAAATAATCTAATCTCAGTGCATACTCTCCCACAGATGGATTTGGCGGAAAGTTTACTCCAGGAGTTACTGGCAAACCATTGGGCGGAATCAAGTAACCGGTGTTGGGATCTTTGCTACCACTTAAATAGCCCAAAGTATATCCAAAGCCCTGCGGAGTAACATCGCCATCGACGGGCACTTCTCCAGAACTACTGACCGTGGTACTACTGGTGCTGGTAACTCCGTAGCTGGCAGGTTGTCCATCTCGAGTGGGCAGTATGTAAAACTTTACTGTATCGTATCCTGAATACGGAACTTCAGCATAGGCCTGTGTAAGTATGGCGTCGTTGATGCTGAGATCTCTGGGCCTGGTGCTCATCTGATCCGTGACCGTGGTTGGATTTTCTATCAAGGTCCAGTAAGGCTGACCGGTATTGGGGTTGATGGCATCTATTGGAGTACCTGCTGGTACATTGCCGTTGGCTTGGTAATAGGTGTTGCCGTTGTTGACCACAGTACCATTGGGATAAAAGTTGCCTGGGTCCCAGATGTTTTCTGGCATAAACGGTTTGTCAGTGATTTGTTTGAACTCTTGAGCATTGACCATGGGCGTGGCTTTGACACGCCACAAGTGCGGTTGCCAGGTCTGGCTGAAACCTTCTGAAGCAAAGTTGGCATCCTGTATCACATAATATCTGGGCAAGGCATCGGGCTTGGTGCGATCCAGAGGATGATAATCTCGCAAGTTTGGAATCTCAATCACGTCGCCGCTCATGAGCTTGCGACCAATGGTATCAATCATGTTATTGTAGTGAAAGGTGATAAACAAGGTATCACCATTTAGAAACAAGCCAAACTGCGTAAGGTCAAAGTCTATGTCTTGCGTTCTATAAACTCCACGCATGATATAAATGTCTGGATCATAGGCACGATCGCGGTTTTCCAGCAACAACAGGTCTTCGATGAACAGGGGATTCTGCTGATCGTACACTGGCAACGTAGCATCTGCGTCACCTGGGTCACCAGTTTGCGGACCTAGATATTTGTGTACATAGATATCAATTCCGCCCACAGTAAACATCTCGCTGATGTTGCGATCAAGGTACTGATAATCGTAGGTGCGATTTGGACGATAAAGGCTTAGGCGTGGCATAATGTTATATTTATGGGTCAGATTGACTGCTTGATCCAAAGCCTGTATAATTACTTGCATGGAAGAATTGTATCAACGCCTAGATCGTGCCGAGCGTGCTATACCCACGATCAAGAACAAAGTGGCCCGAAGGGATCTGCTAAAAATGGTTAAAACCATAGACTCAGCCATGGTGGCTGCAGACATGGAAAGTGTGGAATGCCGTAGACTACATCGAGAAACGGGTCACTACAAAGAGCTGGTCAAACGAGCCGAAGATTTGATTGCAAACCTAGAACAACACCTAACATTTGCGGCCTTGCTGAACGGTTGACCAAAAATGGCCCACATGCTATAATACTACTTTACACTTAGGAGAAAGCATGAACGCACGAGCCGCAACTGTGATCAAGCCCTTGAACCCCAAAGGCGCAGAAACCAAATATGTTGGGCACGAGCCTGACTGGAAATTCCAGCCCACAGAAGAAAATCGCATCAGTGCGTTCAGCAAGGCCTTTGCCTGGTACAACTATCACTACGGCAAAAAAGATGCCAAGGACATGCTGTGCCAGTACCTGGACGTCAATCATCGAAGCAAAGATGCCAAACTCATGCGTGGTATTCCTGACAGCCAGATCCGTCTCACTCCGGCCTGGGTATGCAGGATGACCCTGATGGGCCTGCAACTCAACGAGCATGAACAGTGCATCATTGACGAGCAGATTGCCACCATGCTGAAAATCAAACAAGAAGTCAAGCGTGACAAGGAAGAAGTAGCAGCCGAATCTGCGGTGGCCAAGTTGACCATCCAAGATCACCTACGTGAAAAGGTATCAGAATGTGCCGGCGAGTTAGAAGGCATGTTTGATGACTTTATCGCCGCAGGTGCCAAGATGAGCGCAGACTGGAAGCCCATCGCACAGATCCGTGGCATGAACATCAGTCCCAACATGGTAGGCACCATTGCAGATGTATGGAAACTCAAATTGACTGAGTTTGAAGAAGTCTTAGAAGGCAAGGATGCAGACCTTGTGGAAGGCTACGGTCATCTCAACAAAAATCAAATCAAACAGTGTGTGAAATTTATTGAACAGGTAATTGCCGACTGTGGCAACTATGTGCAGATCAAGAAAGTGGAACGCAAACCCAGGGCCAAGAAAGCGGTCAGTCCAGAAAAACTGTCAGCCAAGTTCAAGTATTTGAAAGACTTCGCAGAACTCAAAC